CCAAACCAAAAATATAAATACACATTCCCTGTTAAACACCAACCCCCCCCCCCCCCTCAAATTCCCCCCAAAACCCAAATTCCAATACCCCCCCTGTCAAGTACCCCCCCCCCCCCTATGGGTCCCCCTCTCTATACAGAGCGGCATTCCCACCTACACAAACATCTAGAGGCATACCCCCCCCATACCCCGGAGCAAATTCGCGCCAAATGGTACAGTCAAGTTGTTTCACGTGAAACATTGTGTGGTCGGAGCGGCAAAATTTGAACCTGCGACCTACTGGTTCCAAACCAGCCGCGCTACCAAGCTGCGCTACGCTCCGATTAAACATTGTGCTATGAAGTACCCGGTGGCCGGAAAGGCCGGTGCGGCCCCACTGCGCGGGTGGCTTGCCTAGATGCTGGAATCCCGCCCAGCCCACCCCACTCACACAAACTTAGGGCCTAGCACCCATACAACCACTGAGTACCTAGTCCCTGCGGTGACGGGCGATACGCGATGAGGGACAAAGCCGGGGAAAACAATAACATCCCCAACCGCAGCAGAAACGGTGACGGGTTTGTTTTGATTTCCATTGCTAACTTGAAACTCACCACCCTCGTAGTCAGTGTTAAGTATAACAGACGCTGACAGTTTGCGCAGGCCAGAGGTGTTCAAGTCTTTGGAGTTCAGGTGCATATCTACGTGCCAATTGTAGTGGCCATGAACGTCAGATGTGTACTCGGTAAATTGAAATGACTCGTAGCCATTCAAGTCAAACCCATAGTAATGTTCATTGGCCCACTCAATTGCATGGTCTAGCTTTCTGAAAATCCAATTGGTGTCAGCGTTCGCGCCAATGAACCTGACGCTTGAAGCTCGTGCCTCTTTGTCTTTTTTGTTCTGCCCGGTTGTAGCCTCAATTAGCTCTTTGGATGTGCCAAACTCAATGATTGACGCCGATTCTTTAGGGGTAAAAACTTTTGGCGCAACAATGTAGGTGTTCAATTGCAGCAGACGCTGTGCCGGATAGCGATTCAAATGCGCGTACATGTTTCCCCCTATGGCGCAAATGGATTCCGTTGCCTCTTTTGCAAAGCGCCTATCTCTCGATGTAGCTGGCACGGAAACACACCAACAAGCCAAATCACTATAGCAAAAATATCTAGTTCCAGCTATATTATTTTCAGCAAAGGGGGTTGCTATGCTGCGCGCTTTACAACCATTAGAACTAGACAATGAGGCTGAGCTTGAAACTGAGTTAGCCAACATGCTCAAGCACGCCAGTGGTAAAACTGCCAAGTTTCCGCCAAACAACCCAATACCTAAAAATTTACGAAAAACCAAAACCATTCCCGGCGTTAGGTTTGGAGAGCTTATTATTGTTAGCAAAGTTAACCCACCACGTGATCTTAAACATCTTGAGTTTAACTGCCTGTGTGATTGTGGCGCGTTAACTATCGAACGAGGTGAAAACCTTCGCAAAGGGCGTACCACAATGTGCAGGCGGTGTTTTAATTTTAAATATAAAGGAATGGCAAAATGACAACTCTTGAACTTGACGGCAGGCAAATTGACATTGAGCGCCAGCTTGCTGAGCTTGACAGAGCTGACTGTGAAGATAGCCTCTACACATTTCTTAAACATGCTTGGAAGTACATTGATGCTTCGCCCTTTACGGAAGGCTGGCCTATTGAAGCCATTGCTGAGCATCTTCAAGCGGTAGTTGATGGAGACATCCGCCGACTCATCATTAACATCCCGCCGCGCATGGGCAAGTCATCTATTACCTCTTGCGCTTTTCCAGCTTGGACTTGGGCGCAACCGTTTGCTTCTCCAACCTGTGGCCCCGGTGTCCAGTTTCTTCATGCTTCCTATGCGCAGCAGCTTTCTCTACGCGACTCGGTAAAGTGCCGCCGCCTTATAGAAAGCCCTTGGTATCGGCAGCTGTGGGGTGACAGGTTTAAGTTAACCTCAGACCAGAACACCAAAGGGCGCTTTGACAATGACAAGAATGGCTCGCGTCTCTCTACCTCGGTGGGATCTGCGCTTACCGGGGAGGGTGGTTCGATCATTGTCGTCGATGACCCCAATGCGGCACAAGAAGCCCACTCTGAAGCAACCATTGCCTCTACCATCGAATGGTGGGACAGCGCGCTTTCAACTCGTCTCAACGACCCTAAAACGGGAGCGTTCGTCGTTATTCAGCAGAGACTGTCGGAAGAAGATTTAACTGGCCACATCATGTCCAAAGACCAAGGTGAATGGACACACCTGTGCTTGCCTATGAGGTATGAATGGCAGCGCCACAGCTATACCTCCATAGGATGGCATGATCCTCGTGGTTTGGATGAGGATGATGGGCCGCTTGTAGAAGTTGCGCCAGATGGTGAGCGGTTAGCCGTTTCTCCAGAAGCCCAGATTATCCTTGAGGACAAAGAAGGTGAGCTTCTTTGGCCTGATAGGTTTGGTGAAACTGAAGTAGCCATACTTGAGCGCCAACTTGGGCCTTGGGCTGCGGCAGGCCAGCTTCAGCAGCGCCCTGAGCCCAAGGGAGGCGGTATCATTAAGCGAGAATGGTGGCAGCCTTGGACACCTGAGATCTATCCAAATATGGATCTCATCATTGCTACGTTAGATACGGCATACACAACCAAAACAAATAACGATCCGTCAGCCATGACAGTGTGGGGCGTATTTACAAGCGACGTTTCTGTTCAAGCCCCAACCCATGCCGGTGGCAGGCATGGTGAAATGCTTCAGTATGCTAGAGCCTATACGGAAACCGCGCCAAGAGTGATGCTCATGGATGCTTGGCAAGGCAGGTATGAGCTACATGACCTTGTGACCAAAGTTGCTGTTACGTGTCGAAAGATGAAAGTAGATGTTCTTCTTATTGAAAACAAAGCAGCCGGGTACTCTGTAGCTCAGGAAATTCGCCGGATGTATGGATTTGAAAAGTTCGGGGTGCAGATGTTTGACCCCAAATCCCAAGACAAGTTGGCGCGTTTGTACTCCGTGCAGCATCTGTTTGCTGAAGGTTTGGTATTTGCGCCCATCAAGCAATGGGCAGAAATGGTTATCTCCCAAGTTGGGCAGTTTCCAAAAGGCAAGCATGATGACTTGGTGGATACTGTAAGCATGGCAATGCGCCACTTGCGAGATACCGGGGCTATTATTCGCGGAGACGAATGGCAAGCTGAAGTTGAGGACAGCCTTTCTTTTAAAGGAAACAACAACTTACCAGCACTCTATCCCAGTTAAGGCAAATCGTGTATTGTTTTGGCTCTGCACAGGGGAACAGCATGTCCAGAGTCCTTGCTAATGCTACGGTTGACGTTATTAAGCCTAATACGCCCAGAACTATTGGCAATTTTCGAGTAGAAGTGTGGGGTGTTGCCCCTAACGACTACGTTCGCACCTATGAAATCATGGCGCAATCCGATACAATGGCGGCACAAGAGGGCATTAGGCGCTTTGTCGATGAGATAGAAGCCCTTCTCCCGAGCGAGGAATAATCTCATGCCTATGACACCCGGCTTGGTTCCTTCAATTCGGCAATCCGCGCCAGAGGAAGAGCCTTTGGCTGACGGCGGAGTCATGGTTGAAATCATTGATGATGGCCAAGATACTGAAAAGCTTGGCAAAAATGGCGCAATCCTTGAAATTGAACACGCCGATGGCTCTATCACCATCTCGCTTGACGGCAAGCCCATTCATGACGACAGGCCCGAGCGCGATGAAACCGATTGGTTCCGCAATCTAGTCGAAGACATCTCTGATGGCGCGTTGACCAGCATTGCACAGGACCTTTTGCGCGGCATTCGTGACGACATCGAGAGCCGCAAAGACTGGATTGAAGACAGAGCGCAGGGGATTAAACTCCTTGGGCTCAAGATTGAGATTCCCGGTTTGCAAGGTACGTCTGATGGCGCGCCAATTGAGGGCATGAGTAAGGTTCGACATCCTCTGCTGCTTGAAGCAGTGCTGCGATTCCAAGCAAATGCGCGCTCAGAGCTGTTGCCAACCGATGGCCCAGTTAAGGTTCGCAACGATAGCAACAATCCTAACCTTCAACAGGACCAGTTAGCTAACTGTTTGGAGCAAGACCTTAACCATTACCTGACTGCAACAGCGTCTGAGTATTATCCCGACACGGATCGTATGCTTTTGATGCTTGGCTTTGGCGGAACCAGCTTCAAGAAGGTCTATTATTGCCCCTTAAGAAATCGCCCCGTCTCGGAAAGCGTTGATGCTGATGATTTGATCGTCAATAACAACGCTACAGACCTTTCCAATGCCAAGCGCATTACCCATCGCGCCTATATGAAGCCCAGCACCGTTAAGCGGCTCCAAATTCTTGGTGTTTACCGCGACACAGACCTATCAACCCCTAATATGCCTGACCTTGACAGTGTTCAACGTGAAAAAAACGCTCAGCAAGGCATCGCAATGGACAGTTTCAACCCCGATGACAGGGATCGCGAGATCTACGAGGTCTATTGCGAGCTTGATGTCCCCGGTTTTGAACATAAGCACAAGGGAAAACAGTCTGGGCTTGAAATTCCATACATTGTCACGATAGATGTCTCCTCTAAACAGGTGTTGTCCATTGTTCGCAACTATGATGAAGATGACCAAGAGCTGCCTACAGCCAAAAAACGCTTTGCAAAGTTTACTTTCGTACCCGGCATGGGCTTTTATGATATTGGTCTTTTGCATATACTTGGTAATACTACTAATGCCATTACTGCTGCGTGGCGTGAGCTACTTGATGCTGGCATGTATAATAACTTTCCCGGTTTTCTTATGGCTGATACCGGTGCTAGACAGAATACCAATATTTTCCGTGTTCCTCCCGGTGGCGGCGCGCTAGTTAAGACGAATGGAATGCCTATCAGCCAAGCCATCATGCCACTTCCTTACAAGGAACCTTCTGGCGCGTTGATGAACCTCGTCAACCAGATGGCTGAGACAGGTATGCGTGTAGGCGGCACATCTGAAGTTATGGTGACTGAAGGAAAGCCAGACGCGCCCGTTGGCACAACGTTGGCAATGATTGAGCAGGCTCAGAAAGTCCTTAACTCGGTTCACAAGCGTTTACATGCAGCGCAGTCGGAAGAGTTTGAGCTTCTGATGCAGTGTTTCCGTGAGCATCCCGAGAGTTTTTGGATGAAGCGGAAGAAACCAGCATTTCCATGGGATGAAAAAACTTTCACGGATGCGCTGGACAGCTACTACTTTACTCCGCAGGCAGACCCTAACACCTCTAGCCAGACTCAGCGTCTGATGAAGGTGTTGGCTTTGAAGCAGTTGGTGGCTTCTAATCCTAGCCTGTATGACCCCATTGCGGTTGATACGGCGGCGTTGCAGGCTCTTGGTTGGAGCAATCCGCAGCAGTTTATGATCCCACCGCAAGCTCAAGGCAACATGCCGCCTGAAATGTTGCAGGCTATGGCCAATATGCAGAACAACAAGACAACTGCTGATGCGCGTATGTTGGATAGCCAGACACGCGCCACGGAGTCTGCTGCAAAGATTCAACTTGACCAACAGCGTCTTCAAATGGAAGCTTCAGCTAACAGCGGGTCTGACCCCGAAAAAATGGCGCAGTTGCAGGTGCAAGAACAGGAAATCCGCCAGCGTCAGGAAGATGCAATGCTGGATGCCGTTAACCGCAAGCGTGATCGGGAAAGCCGTGAGAGGCTTGCCGCCATCAAGTTAGCTGAGAACATTGCCAAAAATCCGCAAAGCTTAAGTGTTATGCAAAGCATTG